CTTTTCAGGGGGTATTTTAATAAAAACATTAAGTTACGACGAAGAAGAACGGAAATGCCTTAAACCGGAAAATTTTCATAAATAGCGAAAACCCGCGAGGTCGCCGCCCCGTGGCAGGCCACCCCACCGGAAGGACCCGCACAAATGAGAGCGTTTATCATTAACATTTACAGATAAGATGACGTACATCATTGAAACGCTATTCAGCCATATACCGGCAGCATTCGTAGTTGCACTCCGTAACTCTGCGACTAAGGTTAAAAACATGGCCCTCTTTTGCCACCGGCAAATCTTCAATGGATTTCCCCTGCCGGTTTTTTATTTTCGTCGATGCATAACATTGCATTTACATCAATAGCGGCTATTGTCATTAGTATGTTGCATCAATGCATGGGTGGTATTGGCGGTCTTCGCCAGCCGGTTCTGTGTAGCTGCTCCCTGTGACCGGTTTTTTATTTCTCACATTATCGCAGCCCCTCTGTGTGAAGGGCTGCTGTAATGCCTGCTGTTACTCAGTAACGACCGCGCCTTCCGGTAATTTCATACCGGCAAATACCGGACAGCCAGGTTATCAGGAACAGCCTTCAGGTTATTTTCTACAAACATAGTGTTCTCCTTTTGGGTACCCAGAGACATTCTGGGTCATTCATGAAACAGGCAACAACGTGGCTGTTACAATCTCCGCCATATTCGCGTTAAGATCACATTCAACAGAAATTTCTTCATCCGTGGCATCCACTTCATATGTCCGGGAATAACATTCCGTGCATTTACCACTGAAGATATCCTTAACCAGAACACGTCCACGCTGCAAAACCCTGAATGGAATCGTTCCGTTAAAGGGCTTTACGGTTACCAGTAATCTCTTCATATCCCCTCCGGATAAAAATGCCCCTTGCCGCCCGGGCAGTTGCTTGATTCGGCAAGATTTAGAATGAATAAGATAAAATTGGCACACGCAGCAGAATTTCATGCTTTCCGGACGCCGGCGCATCTTTCATTTTTCAGCAAAATATTCTGCTATTACAGGCGATCAGTTCTGCATACACTGCCGAACACCATCAATAAGCTGACAGACCTGAGACGCGGTATCGAAAAGCTGGCGCGCCTTATCCAGGCTGACGCACCCCACCAATAAAAAAGGCACCAGTATCGCTACCAGTGCCCATTTCGCCGCTGTTCGCGGCGTTCTGTGTGTCCAGTGTTTTCGCGTCATATCACCACTCACGATTTCAGAGCAACAATCAATTTTGCCAGCCCATACAGTATCGGAGACACGGCGATGCCAACCGCCACCCACTTAATGGCAAAAGCCACCGCTCTGCTGATGTCATCAGTTACAGGCGCTTTCAATTCAAGGCCGTTTTTCATAGTCAACCTCAACAGAATTAGTTTATACTTCCTCATGTTCTCCTTTGCCTTACCCAGGGCCAGAAACAGAAAACCCCGGACTGTTACCGCAGCCGGGGTTTTTGCTATCTGATGCTATGCCCCTTACTTTCGCTCATCGTAGCCCCAGAAAAAAGCCTGCATGAGTTGAGGGTGTTCGGCACTTCAGTGTCAGTTTTTAAACCACCACGCGCTCTTTCATCCAGCCATAGACAAACGACTCATTGGCCTCGCGTTTCTCTGCCAGCTCCAGATAACGCTCGCCCTGCGTACAGTTCAGAGCTTTCACCAGTACCAGTTCACCATCCCTGCTGCGATTTTTCAGATATGCCCGTAATGCATTAAGAGTACGCGGCCCGATGCGTCCATCAGCATCCATATCCGGATAGAGTTTCCCGCGCAGGTTGAAAACGTTCAGCCAGCGCTGAAGCATTCTGGACGCCACAGTTGGCCCCATGTTCACGCCCGTATCGCACAACTCTGCGGCAATATCAGGAGACAGGTCCTCAACCTGGTCGAATCGTGGTCCGTACCAGTAGTCCGCCTCGAGTATTTCCAGCGCCTGCCCACGCGTCAGGTCACGCATATCGCCCTGATAACCGTGTGCACGGGCAACTTTTTCAGTGATGCCCCATTTAGTCGGACCACCTTTATCATCCGGGGGATTGACGTAACCGCCCTCTTTTCCCAGAATTTCGTCAAAAATTTCATCTTTCGACTTCATATCAGCGCCTTCGTAATACAAGGATTTTTGATACGTTCCCGCGTGCTCGTATCACCAGCACGCAGAACACCAGGTTAATCAGGACGACCAGCCAGTTACCGGGTGGAAAGCGACCACACAGACAACAAAGCGGCGCAAAGGCATAAAGCAGCATCAGCAGCCAGGCCAGCCACGACATCAGCGGTTTATGTCTCGACTCACCACGACGATAAAAAAAGAGCGTCAGCACGATAACCGTGCTTAACACCACATTCAGTAATCCGGGAAGGTTACTTAACATTACCGCCTCCCCCCCCGCAGACGGGAGAACAGCCCGGATACCAGCGATGCGATATCCTGCTGGTGGATGAATGAGAGAATCTTCACCGACACCACCGATACCAGTACCGCGCAAAGCGCGTCGAGAGATGTGCTGTGGAGATTCAGTTTTTCAACCAGGTAAGACGCCATCACATCCGCCCCCAGCACGCCAACAATGAACGACACCAGAAAATGCGCTGCCACACGCCAGACAGAAATCTGCTGTGGTATCGTGGCCACAAACAGCGCCCCTGCGAATGCACCAAACACAATCCCGAAATCCGTTCCGGTAAACAGCCCGAATACCGTCGCCCCGCCGAGCGCCGCAGCCGTGCCGGAACCGGACAAGGGTTCAGACATACTTTTTCTCCTGTAAATAAAAAAGGGCCTCTGTCGGCCCGTAAAAAAACACCCCGTCAAAGGCACCCGCAGATACCTTTTGTGTGGCGCTATCTGATGTGATGTGCGCCAGGCGTGGCGCGGATATGAAAAAGGCCCGCCGCAGCGAGCCATATGCATAGGTAAAAAAAATGCCCACACATAAGGCGGGCTAACGCAATGTAATGATGAAACAGAGTTTACTTGTATAGATGTTATAAGAATGCGCCGTCAGCCTGCTGTGCAAACTGGCAAATCGTAGGCCCGGAAACAGACAACGACGCATTCTGGTATCACCTCATCCCTGCAATATGCAGGGATGACTACAAAAAAAAGCACTGAAACTGTAGGCGGTCAGGTCTACAGAATGAAGAACAACAAATCCACCTGCCAGGTCTGTTCTTCACGAAAATTCGCCAGTGCTGATAATAAAGCTATAACTCATCAGTTTTACTGGAGAGCGGGTGGCGGGAATCGAACCCACATCATCAGCCTGGAAAGCTGAGGTAATAGCCATTATACGATACCCGCATACTGTACTGGCTTCCGGACTCACACGAATTACCAGGAAAGCCAGCACTGGTCCTTCAGACGATAGTAACGCCCCTGTGAACACAAAAATAACCGTCTTCCGGGCCAGTCAGAATACTAACGACAGTTTTTCAGACATCAAAAATATATTTGGTGTTCAGTTTTAAATATGTGTATACATCTGTATCAGAAATATACAACTTATATCATCACTGAATTAAAAATCTTTCGTTATTTCTCTGACCGTCTGATTAAAACGCTCCTCTTCCAGTTCCACGCCAATCGCCCTGCGTCCCAGCGACAGTGCCGCTTTTATTGTCGACCCCGACCCCATAAAAAAATCTGCGACCAAATCGCCCGGACGGCTGCTGGCAGTAATTATCTGACGCAACATATCCGCCGGTTTTTCACAGGGATGCTTACCCGGATAAAACTGCACGGGCTTGTGCGTCCAGACATCCGTATAAGGAACAACAGCCGATACGGAAAAATAACGCCGCAGTGATTTGTATTCCTCCAGCAGGCTGGCATATTGCCGGTTCAGTTCGCTGTATGTGCTGACCAGCTGGTGGTGTGGCTGCTCCAGTTCACCGCGCTGGTGTTTTTCTGCCGCAACACGCGCAAACAACGCCTGCAGTTTACTGTAATCGGCCTCATTCGGTAACTGCCACTGACTGGTACCAAACCAGTGCGAAGCCATGTTTTTCTTTCCGGTGGCTTCTGCTATCTGTTTTGACGTTATCCCCAGTGATTCACGCGCATCACGAAAGTAAGCAATCAGCGGGGCCATTACGTGCTGCTTAAGCTCGCGCCCTTTTGCCGCATAGCCGTCATTTTTTGGCTGATATGGCCCCTGATAATGTTCGGCAAACAGAATGCGTTCTGTTGCCGGGAAATACGCCCGCAGGCTTTCCTTGTTGCACCCGTTCCAGCGTCCGGACGGCTTCGCCCAGATAATGTGGTTCAGTACATTAAAGCGTTCACGCATCATGATTTCGGTATCAGATGCCAGGCGATGACCACAGAACAGGTAAAGGCTTCCGGCAGGTTTTAACACCCGCCAGAACTGGGCCAGACAGTGGTCCAGCCACTTAAGGTAATCTTCGTCCCCTTTCCACTGATTGTCCCAGCCGTTGGGTTTCACCTTGAAGTACGGCGGATCGGTAACAATCAGGTCAATGGAATCATCAGGCAGGGACTGAATAAAATGCAGGCAATCAGCGTTGATTAAATCAACACTGTTTATTTTTACAGTATTTTTCATGGATCAGTAAGCGTAACTCTGGTAGGCTCACTCTGCTTTTGCGCTAAAGCAGTGGGCCGTGGTTCGCTTGTGACCAGTAAGCATGAGCGAATGGCTGGCAGGTGCTACCAACACCCACCAGCCGCCCATTTTCACAGCAGGAAACCGCCATTACTGGCAGCGTCTGAATTTATTCCCGTACCCGCCGTTATCCTTCGCCAGACCCGCCAGAACTAACTGAGTCAGTATTAACTGGCACCGGGCTTCGCTTACTCCGGTAGTTCTCGTCATCATGCGTGGCGTTACCCACTTGTCAGCAGGTAAGAAATGAAGGACTGCGGCGGCGGTTTCTGTCATATCTTGCTGTTTTAGCATGTCTTTTTCCCTTCTGGTTAACATGACATACCAATAACTCTTGTCTAAAAAGCCAGCAAGATAAAAAGTCAGTATTCACGACCACCAGCGTGTTTACTGTACTGCACCAGGTTTACAGGTACAAAAAAACCGCTCGACGGCGGGTTTAAGCTGTGTGGCGAAGTAACCACTCTTAACACAGTAAACGAGAAAATGCGGACCGCGTAAGTTTTTTTTGATAGATTATGCATATGCAACGAACCCAGGATCATTAACAAATCACAACCCATTGATTCAAAAGGATAATAAAGGGTAATTTTAATGACTACTACAGCCACTTCCGCGCCACTAACTAAACAAAAAAAAATGCGTATCGGTTTCTTCCAAAGCTCCTCAGGAACGAAGTCAACTACATCAAATGCACAACTTGCATTTGACAACATGTATACAACCATTGTTACACCTTCGCAAAATTCTTATACCGCTGAGTTTGATAAGAAAAAATTAAAGATTGTATTCTTAGAAAAAGACGCACAGGCGGAGTTCTATTTTGGTTATCTATCATGCTCTCGTGATGGTTTCCACTTACCTTATATTGGTGATGAAAATTGGGATGAGCACAATATTCCGTTAGATGATAAAAAATATATAGTCGAACGTACTTATTTTATTTACTACTATAAGAAAGACATTCTTGTTTTATCTCAAAATCATTTAGGACCTAAAGTTTCCGATTTAGCATTTCTTTTATTCAATTTTTCTGAAGAAAACAAACCTGTAGCGTTTGAGGCAATTTGGAAAAAAGAAAGTGTAAAAGAACTACTTGAAACAGGAAGCACTTTACGTAGCTGTGAAATTACACTCGCCGCTCCACGTAATTTTAGCGCAACGGATTATGACCTTTCGAATTCATTTTCCAAAAGTATGATTGAAATGATGGCTGGGATGGGCGGTTCGCATTTAAAACTATCACTTAGAGGTAGAGCATCGCAACGTAAATTAATCCGTGGTTATCTCAGTGATGAAGTAAAAAGTGGAATAAAGGAATTAATAGAAAAAGTTCCTCACTTATTACGTAAAGCTAATGTCACTGAACCTAAAAATACTCATTCAAGGAGTCTTCTCAATCAAGTTCTGATCAGTGAAAAAAACATTAACACAAAAGATGGCTACGCAAAAGAAACAGATGTGCGTACTGCCTTGATCAGTGCTAAAATTGAACATGGTCAGTATTTAAAGCAATATGAAATCTGATCTTATTTTTAAGGATGATGATTATGCTTATTAAAGTTTTAATTAACATAGTTATCAGTGGGCTGTTAGCTTGGGTGCTTGGGAAATACCTAGCGCCTATGGCTCACTCTGATATCTTAAGTACAGCCGGAGTGTTATCTACGGTGGCAGGCATTTTGTTTGGTTTTGTATTGGCCGCTATTTCCATCTTCAGTTCTGCAAGTTCAAGTACTGATGGAATTATTTTTGCTTTAAAACAAAACAAGATTTTACCTAAAATTATTCATAACCTGTTATCTACGGGAGTTACCTTAATATTAGCATGTATTTTCCCGCTGATAGCAATGTTTATAAATGAAAAAATCACCATTACCTCTGTAAGACTTGATTTCGCCCTAACCTTATATGGTTTCTCGACCCTGATCGTATCAATAGTTTCATTTGCAAGTACCTGGAGGAAAATAAACTGGATATTACCCCACATATAATATTAAGCAGGTGCAAGCACACCTGCTTATCCAAACCAAGATATTAATCCATATCTAAGCTAACATTTAGAATAGCTAGACAACCTTCTATAAATCCCTCAGCCATCTGTATCTCAATGCGTATTATTTTCTCATCCTTTTTGCGAGCTTTAGCGAGCTTTCTTTTAGAGATACCGTATAGGTAATGGGCAACAAGAAGCGAGTGTTCTTCAGGTCTTTTTTGCTTTAGACGAGCAAGACAACCTTCAATAATTAATGCATCACTATCTGAACAAGCCTGACGTGTTTTGCTTGTATAGGGAAGAAGCCCTTTAAACCCAGCAGCTATAGGCGAATAGTCTACCCCAGAACTATCACTCGCCGCCCATGCACCCCAACGATCCAGAACCATCTGAATATCACGCATCAACTTTCTCCACAAAATCAGGCCAGCACGCCAGTTGCCAGCGCGCGATCGATAAAACGAAATATCAGCTCCAACTGGGAGCCATACTTCTCTTCAAATGCCACGGTATCCGCATGCAGCTCGTCGTGATGCTTTCTGCACAAAGGCAGCACGAAGAGGTCATGCGCTTTTGTACCTATTCCACCCTGACCGTGGCCTATCAGGTGGTGGGGATCATCAGCAGGCTTTCCACAACATGCACACGGCTGCGTCTTAACCCAGCGCGTGTACTTTTCGTTAACCCAGCGGCGACGTTTTGGGCGTAACATAAAAGACTCCGGCGACTCCGGATCCACTTTCAGCGCCAGCACCTTTTTCGCCTTATCCTGGATGATGCTGGTGGCAGGAACCGAAGGCACAAGGTCACTTTCCCGGGAGACAGACGGCACAACAGGCTTCGGTAATCTCAGTGCCTTACGGGCTGCACTTTCCGGTAAGGCATCCGCCAGGTCATTACGAATCAGCCACCAGCACAGTTCCGGCATTGTCACAACGTGACTATCATCAAAACCGAGATCCCGACGCACAACAGACAACACCCAGCGGGCACAGTTATCCGTTGCCATTGATTCCAGCCGTTCCGTGAACTGATCGCGCAGCTGGTTATCGCAGTGCCAGCACAGACGGATTGCGCCCGGAGCGTGTCGCATTGTGGTCATGTTCTCGCTGTGCCAGTCGGAATGAGGCCACTGACAGCCTTTTTCACGAAGTAACCAGCTTTCAAGACATTCCACGCCACCAGCACGACGGATCACTGCCTCATTGCGGAACACGGCCCGAACGGCAGGATCATCCGCCAGCGGTTGTGATGCCGCCGGAACGGCACCGCTGGCGAAAGATGAATAACGTTCCGGCTCAGGCTCCAGCAGGACACGCCCCTGCATAAACAGGGGCATCAGCTCTGAACCTGGCCTGAACAATACGATCCCCATACGCGGGGCAATTTCAGGGGTCAGTAGTGCTCTCACGATCACCTCAATGAACGGTATCGAGCAGCTTTAACAGCTCAGGGAATCGGGATTCGAAGAAATGCGGCTGCGTCTCGCGCGGATTTGCGGGACTGGTGATGTTCTTGCCGAACATGCAGCCTTTCGCCGTCAGCGACCAGAATTTTTTGATGTTGTTAATCGCGGTACGGCTGTATCGTTCGCGCTGCTCGACGATCCCCAGCTTCACCATCTGGTGATATGCCTGATTAGCTGTCAGGCGGATACCATACTGCTTCAGCAGTGCACTCAGTGACAGCGTGGGGCGGCTTGAGCCATCAGGCGCGTCAGCAGGAGCATCAATGGCATAGCGCGGTGCCAGATTCGGTAAGCCAACAGCCTCCTGAAGCTTCTGACAGGCTCCAAGCACTGATGAGTTAGACAGGTTTAATTCCCGGCGCATAAAGTCCAGCAGGATCACACCAGCCTGCATCTTGTCAGCAGCCTGTCCGGATAATTTTTCCGGTGCGCTGGTTACCATGTCGAAAGTACGGATCACCTTCAGATGGAATGACGGGCTGATCCACATTGCATAGGCATACACCAGTTCTTTGCAGACATACGTCCCCTGGTTATTTCCGCCACGAATAACGTTAACTGGCTCTATATTGACCGAGTTGCAAATCTGCAACTCGCTTATTAAACGCTCAGTTTGCTCATTGCGGAGCCAGAATGCAGGCTTATGCTTATCCAGAGAACCAGCAGCCCTGTGCAGATCGTTCAGGCTGTAACGCCCATAAGCATCACGACGAACTTCAATACCATCAATAACCATCAGATTATTCATACTTCGTTTCTCCTCTTAATCAGGCGGCTGCACCCGCCGGTTTCTCATACTTACTGATAGTGATCTCGACCTTCCCTTTCGGGATAACCGGTCCCCACTCCACCAGCATTCTTTTCACCTGACTGTCGTCTTCCCACACCCCCGCGTGGGTCAGGGCGTCAAACAGCGCCTTGTTATAGTTGTCCAGATCGCGGATCCTGTTATCCGGAGGAAACAACACGATCTCCACTGAAGCAGGTGCCGACGTTGGTTTCGGCAGACGACGTAACTGCTCAACTATTGCTGCGCATGCCGCGCTCTGGAATTTGCGCCCCGCTGCGCTTATCAGACTCTTACCAGCAAACGCCCCTTTGTTGGGGTGTCGCCAGTACGTGTTCACGCTGGGCGGGAAAGGCAGGATCAGCTTCATACTTTCAGGCCCCTCTCATGTAACCAGTGGGCTGCACGCAGTCTGGCGTTTTCCTCACCGGCAAGCAGTGCGCGGATAATCCCGGCTGCCTCGCTGTCGTCGTCCTTCACTGTGGTATGAAACGTGATACCCCGGGCCACGCCACGCTTTATCGTGATGACGCCTTTTTTCTCCAGTGCGCGAAGATGCTCCACCGCTGCATTCACCGAACGGTATCCCAGCATGGCTGCCACCTCCTGATTGGTTGGCGGGAAACCACGTTCTTTCTGATAAGAAATCAGCATATCCAGCACCTGCTGCTGGCATTGAGTTAACGTCGTCATTAAGCCCCCACGTAATTCCCTGACAGATACCACTCATCACCCGATACAGCGCACTTGCTGCTTTTCCGTAAACACTGCTCACGACGCGCCAGAAAATTGTTTCGTTCTGGCTGGGAGTGGCTTTCACGGAATGCCGCCATCCACACCGTTGCAGCACGACGGTATAAGCCCCTGGACTCCAGTTCTTCAGCCTGGCGGGTCAGGCACAAAATCACACGGGGATCGTTAGTGCCGACATAGAAATTGCGCACAGGTCTGGTTTCACGAACAGATTGTGGTTCCGGCTCCTGCGCTCTCTCAGTCAGGCGCGGGAAATGTCTGCGTGTATCTCCTTCACAACGGTGAGCCACACGCCCACTCTGACGTAACTTGCTTGCTGACTGCAGAACGCGCTGCCGTGAGTAACCAGCAAAAGCATCCGCAATGTCTCCGGAAGTACACCCCGGATGGGCTTCAATGAATTTCTGAACTTCATTCAAAAGACTCATAATCACCCCCTGAATCCTGCCGGGATCTGGCTGTAGTCCACGTTGTCGTAACTGGCTTTGAAGTACGGGTCCTCGCGTCTGGCTGCAGATACCGCAGGAACTTCCCAGGATTCTTCGAAATGACGATCCGGACCAAAGAACGTGACAGCCTGTTTCACAAATTGTGTGCCGCTGTTACCCATCGCAGATACCCAGCCCGCGTAGCGTTTCACACCTTCCAGCATGGTTTCGGGTTTTACCCCCTCATTCAAACGGGCTTTCCAGGCTTTGAAGGCTGCAGATTTTGAATTGCCACCAGCACGTTTGGGATATGCCAGCCATGCCTGCTCAAACTCCGGAGAGTATTCCGGTCGGTTTGAACGAACTCGCATGGACTCATCAACTGATGCACCAACAGCTATTGGTTCATTGACTGGTTCTTTGACTGGTTCAAAAGAGTGACTGGTTCTGGGTGAATCTCCTGCACCACCCCCTGGTGCAACTCCTGCACTACCTGGTGAATTTGCTGCACCAGATAGTGAATTATTTGCACTACCCCCTAGTGAATCTCCTGCACCATCCAGATGAAGGAGATAGATATTACTTGAGTTACCTTTTTCACCTTTCCGGGTGACTTTTTTTACCAGCCCGGACTCACAAAGGGCCGCAATATGATTCATCACAGAACGTTTGCTAATCTCGCACTGGTCAGCAATATGCTGGTAGCTGGGCCAGCACTCACCCTGATCGCTGGCATTATCAGCCAGCTTGATCAGAACCAGTTTTCGCAATGGATTACCCACTCGAATTTTCATCGCTTTAACCATCAGCTCCATACTCATGCTGCACCTCCGAGATGCTTCATGTTTTTTCCGGAGCAAAAGGCTATAAGCGGCATACTGACGCGGTAATTACGGCCCAGCGGTTCACAAATCACCTTCTGACATTCACGGTCAACCAGGCTAACACGTAGAACATGCCCTGCAGGCGTGGTGTACCACTGACCCGGACGAGGACAACGGAAAGTATGATTGGTAAACCGTTTGAAAATATTCCGGATCATTTGCGCCCCCTTACCTCTGAAGGGTTCAGCGACAAATTTATGAGGCAGGCCAGTGCCGAAGCATCATTAATATAGTCATACAAGCTAACAGCCAGCGGAGATTCGGCTTTTGCCAACATAGGATAAAGCTGCTGCAGCCAGACCTGATGAATTGATGAAATGTAGGAACAGAGAACGCTGGCGTTATGTGCAACGTCGCTCGGTACAGAGGGCTTTAAAAGCTGTTTCTCCATCTGGTTAAAGGCATTGATGTATGCCTCTTTGAACTGGGCAGCACGTTTCCCCGTGAAACCCATAGCAAGAAACGCAAAGCCGTCGCGGGTTATTTGATAGCAAGGTAGTTTGCGGCCTGTGCAATCGGTGTAATCACTCACCGAAAAATTGCGGGCAGTGAATGATGCGGAGCATTCAAGCGTGCGGATCTTTTTCAGTACATCGTCATGACGTTTGGAAAAGAAGTTGGCTACAGCCAGGGATGAAGTAACAGCCTGACCATCAACGATGGCAATTTCAGGTTGAGTGAGGGTTGGGATCGTAGCCATGATGGCAGCCTCCGTATGCAATGGATAACTTCCACCACCGGAAACGCCAATTTCGCTGGTGGTGAACTGAGCAGGGTTGGCGTAACCGGCGCATACGGAAACCGGCGCACCTTTCGGTGCCCCCACCCAGCCCACCATAATTTGGGTATAGCTGAGCTGTAGCAACAAAAAAGACGCTAACGCGCCCATTGTCGCCGTATGCAATTCCAGGACGCCAATCCCGGCACCCGCTTTATAAGGTGCCTGAACAGTGTAACGTCCCGGAATGGCAGAATCAATGTGCTGGTGGTCCTTCACACTCAACAAAATCACGCCTGAATTTCCACAAAGGACTAAAGCACTCATGCGGGTAGTCTTTGCGAAGATAGATAACGCGCTGTGTTTCTGGCTCCCAACGAATAACATGAACATAAAGTCCTCTTCCGTCACGAAACCAGCGGTTAAGTTCCTGCACAACTCGCCCCCCACAGTCAGGTAAAGTTCTCTGTGGTTACTTACAGCCAGGTGATTTGGTAATCTGCATTCATGCCGTAACAACAGGTGTGCAGCGACACTGACCACCAACTGTTGCGACAAACGGTTATTTGCCGTTAAACTGTTCATGCGTTAGTTTCTCCACGGACACAAAACGCCACGACGCCCGGAGCTGCACACTCGCGGGCGTCACTCTTTTCTGAAGCGCAGAAGATTTTGTAGAACAGTGCTGCATGCTCCTGGAGCTTCGAAATTGACAGATACAACTCATCATTAATTGCTGTCTGTTCATGTGGCTCCACTACCCCATCTTCGATTGCCGAACGAATCTGCTTTGAGTAACTCCCGATCTGTTCAATGACTTCCAGTAGACGTTGGTTGATATCAGCGTTCTCTACTTCCTCAATTTCAGGAAGTGATACAAACACCCCACCAGCAGACTGTGCGACAGCATCCGCAATGTGATGAGTACTAGCCGCACGCTGTAAAACCATTGCCCATCCCAACGGAAAAAACTGATCACCATCGGCACGAAGGCGGTTGAATAAAGCGTTCTCTGTTACATCCAGCCACTCAGCAGCTTCAGCGTAACCACCTGGCAATGCCGCGATAGTTTTTCTGACAGCTTTCACGTACCAGTCAGGTTGTTTTTCCACTTTCCAGTGATGCTTACCCACGGCTTACCTCCTGTTCCTGTGGTTTAAACCCATTCTGGTTTTGGCTAGATTGAAAACGTGCCGGATAAAGAATCTGCATTTCGCTGATTTCACCCTTAAAAAAATTGGCCAGACGTTCTGCAAGATCGATAGATGGAATTTGTTCCAGTCTTTCAATACGACTCAGCGTCGCTGGATTGACCTGAACGCCCGCAGCAACATGCTGCAAAGTAAATCCGTGCGCCTTACGCACATTCCGTAATGGTGATTGCATATAACCTCCACATATTGCGTGATGAGCATATTATTTTACGCAAACACTTTGCGCAAGTTGATTTGCTTAACGCGCAATAAAGAAATGTAATAAACGCATGAATATAGGAAATCGAGTCAGACAACTTCGCCAAGCGAAGAACATGAAAATCGCCGATCTCGCTGAAGCAATAGGAGTGGATGCGGCGAATATCTCACGCCTGGAAACAGGTAAGCAGAAACAATTCACTGAACAAGCCCTGAGTAATATTGCTAGGAGCTTAGGTGTTGATATTGCTGATCTCTTTACCTCAGACCTCAAAAGTAATACTGTATGTAAAAACAGTATTAGTGAGGATATTGCGCAGGTGAAGGATGTATTCCGTATTGAAATGCTGGATGTCAGTGCCAGTGCGGGAAATGGCCTTATCCAGGGCGGTGATGTCATTGATGTGATTCATGCCATTGAATACAGAACTGATAATGCTGTATCGATGTTTGGCGGACGACCAGCCAATCACATTAAAGTTATCAACGTTCGTGGGGACAGTATGTGTCCAACCATTGAGCCAGGAGATCTCATCTTCGTTGATGTCAGTATCAATCAGTTTGATGGAGATGGTATCTATGTATTTGGTTTTGATGATAAAATTTATGTCAAACGACTGCAAATGATACCTGACAAACTACTGGTGATTTCTGATAACCAGATTTACCGTGAATGGGGAATTACCAGCGAAAATGAACACCGGTTTATGGTCTTTGGAAAGGTCTTAATCAGCCAGTCACAAACCCTTAAGCGACACAATTAACCCTTACCTCCTCATCAATTAGCCACCCGAAGGTGGCTTTTCATTACCCATCAAATTGCATATCTCGCAATAAAAACACTTGCATAATGCGCAACTTCATTTTATCTTTCTTTCCAGACCAACAAACAAGGTACTAACAAAATTTGGTTGTAACACGGCGTATGGCACATGCGTCGTTAGCGGTCTGGGGACGTTAAAGGGGACAATCCACTCCTTGCTCGGGCAAACAAACCAGGTAGCCGGAATGTGCAAGTCAATGAGGATGCTGATAAGACGCCTAACCAGCGTGGCGATTCGGTTTGACGCCTGGGAAGAGACCAGGGTGCAACGATGAGGGCATTTATGGAACCGCGACAAAGTGTGTGGTGCCGTAACTGGCTAAGTGCTCTCAGCGTTGTGGTAATCCGCGAAATGGCGCGGCGGTAAGTATGGCGGGGTTACTCTTTCCTCGTTGAGGACACCGGATTGTCAGGTTGACCATACGCCTGAGTGACAACCCCACCACAACAGCCACTGCTTTGGCGGTACCAGTTTGTACACTTGCTTCCAGCTGGTACCGCTCTTTTTACAAAACAGAGAAGAGTATCACCGGACGACGGGCTCATAACCCAATCCATCCGGGCGGCAGTCACCGCAGGTGTTCTTCTCTGTTTTGTGGAGAAACCAACCGACCTTGCAGGGTCGATATGATGAGGAGCAGCAAAATGGCTAGCGAACGCAGTACTGATGTGCAGGCATTTATCGGGGAGCTGGACGGCGGCGTATTTGAAACCAAAATCGGCGCTGTTCTCAGTGAAGTCGCTTCCGGTGTGATGAACACGAAAACCAAAGGTAAGGTCTCGCTCAACCTGGAAATCGAACC